AATAACGAAAAGCGCCTCAGCAAGAACGACCGGCGGCTTATGCGGCTTGGGAACCAAATTTATCACCTCAACAACTACACGGAAACACTTGAAGACCGAATCAGCAAACTCGAAGAAACGTATTTTCAGCAGCTTGAAGATACCGCCATATATGCCGCCGAATCAGTATTGTACAACGAATAAATTATAAGAAAAAATAAAAAAGAGGTCAGTCCTATGACTTTTTTATTTTTTGATAACTAGAATAATAAATTTGATACTTTTTATATATATATATTTATTTTTTATTTTTACATATAACATGGTATAGCATCTATATCAATAATTTTTTTCTTCTTCAACTCTTTTTTAGTAACAATAAATTTATCAAAATATGAATTATTCAAGACATTTACTGGAACATGTTTATTTACACTTCGAGCAATCATCTTATAGAGTTTAAAATCAGGGTATCGTTCATCGCCATTTTTTTTATATAAAATATTTCGCCCCTTATCATCCTTTACCCAATTTAACATAATTTGTACTATTTTAGATTTTGGTTCATCAATAAGAAAATCATATAACGCACAACCTAAGCGACATAAATCAAAACTCATATTGGGTTCTAAACGCGGTTTTTTATCATTAAAATAGGGTTCACAATTATATTGAGTGGCTGCGTCTCCTTCCGGATGATAACTATCACTACATAATAATTTACCACGAAATTTATAAATAGCACGACCAAAATCTATTATTTTGAATATCTTACCATACGTTGGTACCTTATAATAAACATGGTTTAATTTATAATATAAAAATGGTTTATCGGTTTTAATATACATAATATTATTTGTATGTAAATCATTGTGGGTTAATCCAAATGTATTTTGAAATGTAATAAGACTGAATAATATTTGAATTACAACAGTATCCCATAAATCATTTGTAATAGTACCATTCATCATAATATGGTCTAATGTATTTTCACAATGTTCTAGAGCAATTACTTGAACTGGAAATTCTTTTATTTTTGCAATAATTTCTTCTTCTTCTTCGTCGTCACTAAATTCAGAATCACTACAATCAGTATAATCACCATCATTATCTTCTTCGTTATCTTCTTCTTCGTTATCTTCTTCTTCGTTATCTTCTTCTTCGTTATCTTCTTCTTCTTCGCCATCACCAGTTGTTGTATTTGATGAACGAGAAGAACATGAACCATCGTGCGTTGATTCAGACGTTTTATTCACATTTTTCATTAAATCTAAATCTAATTTTAAATCATCTAATGTTATGATTTCTAATTCTTTTTCACCTGTATCTTCATTTACATCTTCGATTGTAGTTTCATGTGTATCTTCAATGATATCAGTTATATCGTCAAATAATAAGGTTTCTTGAATATCATTTTCAAAATTTAATTTTTTTTTGTAATTACGTGTATCACTATTCAAACCGTCCATATCAATATACTCTAATTCATACAAAACCTTATCATTTTTTCGAAAAAACAATGAATCATTTAAATATTCTATATCATCAACAATATTAATTCTAAAATCACTTTTTTTTGCTAGAAATGAACCATAAAAATCCATTCCATTAACAAATCCATGGTCGTGTAATAATTTACTTGATAAATATGTAAAAAAACTATCAACATATGCTGTATTATTATAAGTATTTGATTTAGGATGACAAATATTTTTTGAATCAAATAATGGTAGTTTTAATAAAGATTCATCTTTCATATCATACTTACCAAGTAAATATTTAATAGGATCTATTAATGGACTAAACTTTAAATAAGTTTTTCGTTTTTCTTTAATATTTTCATTTGTTAGTTTACAATTAAATATATTGTTTGTTTCTTGAGATGAAATACTTTGCAACATCAATTTGTGATTCAAAATAATATTATTATTATTTGTTTTAGAAAGTTCAAAAAAATTATTATATAATGGATTATAATTTTGTGGTTCTAAAATTCCAAAAGTAGAATTATTATCTTCTAAACTTTTAAAAAGTTTATGATTATCTTCCTTTTTATAAGTAAAATCAAATTTTTTACTATCAACTTCCATTATTATTTGTAATATATATAAAATATTACTTTTTTAACTAATTAAATTATTATATATATATTTTGTCGTCATTGTTTTATTTATGCGTCTTATAAATTTCTTTATTTTCTAATACAAATTAATGACATTAGAACTAAAAAAATTTGATATGCGAAATATAAGTTTTAAACCAGATGAAAATAAAGGACCTGTAGTAGTTTTAATAGGAAGACGTGATACTGGTAAGAGTTATTTAGTAAGAGATTTATTATTTTATCATCAAGATATTCCTATTGGAACTGTTATTTCTGGCACAGAAGCAGGAAATGGATTTTATAGTTCTCATGTTCCAAAATTATTTATTCATGACGAATATAATATATCTATTATTGAAAATATTCTTAAGCGACAAAAAACTGTTTTAAAACAGGTAAAAAAAGAATTAGAACAATTTCGACGCTCAACAATTGACCCTCGCGCATTTGTTATTTTAGATGATTGTTTATATGACGCTACATGGACTAGAGATAAAATGATGCGTCTTTTATTTATGAATGGTCGTCACTGGAAAATTATGTTAATCATTACAATGCAATATCCGCTAGGTATTCCTCCAAATTTACGTACTAATATTGATTATGTATTTATTTTACGTGAACCATATATAGCAAATCGTAGGCGTATTTGGGAAAATTATGCTGGTATGTTTCCAACATTTGAATCTTTTTGTCAAGTGATGGATCAATGCACTGAAAACTATGAATGTTTAGTTATTAACAACAACTCAAAATCAAATAAATTACATGACCAAATCTTTTGGTATAAAGCTGAACATCATGCGGATTTTAAATTAGGTTCAAAAGAATTTTGGGATTTATCTAAAGATTTAAATTCGGATGATGAAGATACAGCATATGACCCATCTAGTTCTAAAAAACGTGGTCAAGGTCCAAAAATCAGTGTTAAAAAAACATCTAGGTGGTAAATGTCGTATCGAAAGTATTTAAAATTTTAGTAATATTAGAAAAAAATTGAAAACTTATTTCTAAAATACAGAATTAGTAACCCCTCCTAGTTGATATAATATCACTATCTGTCTCACGAGACACATTTGAATTGAATTACCGACAGCTGCCACCATGCAGAACCAAAACCAAAACCAGATCCAGAACGCCGCCGAAGAACAAGAGCAAGTAAATTTCCATGAGAAATGTACTGCATCTTATTTGAATAGATGCAGTGATGATTTACAAGTGTATGATGTCGTTTACCATTGCCGTCCTCGCGAAAAAGACCTAGTGCGAGGGCATGGTCCATACGACGATACACTCCAAGTAGGTATTTGTAATTACCATTACAACAAAATTCTTGCCAACGTTCCAGAAGACGAAGAACGTTGTTTGCCCGAAATTTATGGTTGGGATGAATGCGACGCGTTGTCCGACCTTACGCATGAGTTGCGTTGGGAACCGGATTATTGTAAATGTGAAAGATTCCGTAACAATGAACTTCACGAAGCCCTCATCGCACACAGCCGAGGAAGGTTTGAAATAGAGACTGTCTATTATTGCGACGCGTGCGAACATAACCATCCTTCATGGCGTGCTGAACTTGAAGTATTCTTTGGTGCTTTAAAGTCACGCGATGAAATCGAACACATGATTGTGAACCGGCCCGACATGCTTTTAGAGCGAAATCTATTTGGAAAAACCCCGTACCAGATTATTTCCGAATTGATTAAAACTCTTGAAAAATCGCGCCACGGGCCGTTCGTGAAATATCATGAACAGGGGAAGGCTGGAGCCAACGCTGAATCATTGCGTAGTATCAGGGAAATGATAAAGCACAACGGGGGAGGGGACGACGACGACGATGAAGAGGAAGAAGATTATTACAACGAAGAAGAAGAAGATTATTAGAATAGAGCGAGGGAAAACTCTTTTTGAAGGGTAAATAAATAAGAAAAGAAAAAAGAGAAGAAAAGACATGGTAAGTGTCTTTTTTAATTTTTTGTTTTTCCTGCTTGGTTTAGAACAAAATATATTATTTACTTAATATATAAAATAAATGGCGATTACTAGAAGACAACGACGACTTAGAAAGAGCAGCAGATGTGGTAGAAAAATAAAGAGTAATGGAAAGAGACGACACAGACGCACGAAAAAGGTAAGTGGAGGGGGGCTGTTTGGTAGTCGTAGTAATAAGCCAATAAAATCACAAAAATCTAGCGCTGCGGATGAGGAACTACGAAGGATAAGTCAAATACCAAATACACAAAGACAAAAAATAGAAAATGCCAAATTGAAAGCACTATATAATAAATCAATAAGAGAATGAATAAATTCATTTTCTTATTAATGTTGTCTAATAATGTGGTTAATTGAATATAATATATTGTATTTTATA